GATTGCGATCAGCTGTATGACGCCATCAAGGAGGCCCAGGCGAGCGAGGAGGGGATCATCTATGCCCGCGTCGGAACCGGATCAGGACTCAACCTCCTCGGCCCAGGCGTGCAGGTCGGCCTCACCGTCGAATTATTGGGGGCGTGGCAGCTTCGGTTCGCAACCGGCAATTACGTCGCCCGCGTCGCCGGCGGAAACCTCATCGGAGGACCCGCAGGAGACCCCATCGCCTACTCCGCCGGAGTTCAGACCCTCCTGATCCAGTCGGCGGCCTCGACGGTGGTGAACACCGGCGGCGCCATCCCGACGCCCGCGCAGGTCGCTGATGCAGTCTGGAACAAGGTGCTGCCGTGACGACCGGCCAGAAGCTCGTGCAGCTCTCCGGCCTTGCCACGGCTACGGCCATGGCTCACCTGCTCGCCATCACGGCAGGCGGCGGAACAGGAGGCACCGGTGCAGCCGGGCCGGTCACCGTCGACGCTGCGCGGACGGCCATGGCCACGGGCACGAGCTCGGGGCAGGTCACGGCCAGCAGCTCGGCATCGGTCTCGACGGCCCAAGGCGTCGAGGTCCGCGCATCGTTTGGAGTTTCAGTATGACCATCGTCAGGCTCGACCCGTCGGACAGCGCGAACGTCGCCATCACCTGGTCGGGCCTCGGCGCGGCCACCATCAGCTCGGTCGCCTACACGGCGATCCCCGGCGTCACGCTCACGCCGCAGGGCGTGAACGGGTCGGTGTCCACGGTGCGCGTCTCGGGCCTCGTGCACGGGCGCACTTACCAGCTCGAGGCCACGGCCACGCTGTCGACCGGCGAGACCCTCAACCGGAACGTCCCCATCCGGGCGTTCAACGGCTGATGCCTGCAGCAGCTCCTCGCCCCTGCGGATCGCCCGGATGCCGGGCTCTGGTGGTGGGCAAGGTCGGGTACTGCGCTGAGCACCAGAACGATGCGCGCAAGCAGGTGGACCTGCGGCGCGGGTCGAGCACGCAGCGCGGCTACGGCTACGCCTGGCAGACACGGGTCAGGCCGGGCGCTCTGGTTCGCGAGCCCTTGTGTCGCTTCTGCTCCGAAGCAGGGCGCACCACGGCAGCGACCGAGGTCGACCACATCGACGGCAACAGCCGGAACAACGACCCCGGGAACCTCCGGGCGCTGTGCCGGCCGTGCCACTCATCGCGCACGGCGCGCGACCAGGGGTTCGCCCGCGCGCGGAAGGGGTGAGGGGGAAGGGGGGACGCGAAAGTCGCCCCCAACGCGTTCTAGACCGAACGGTGGGTCATTTTTTCGCACCGTCAGGATGGGAAAACCAGTTTTATGCCAGGGCCTACACGCCGACCGTCGAACCTCAAGGTGATCTCGGGCACCGCCCGTCCTGATCGCCATGTGGAGCCGGGCGCGGCGCTGCCGCTCGTGGCCGATGCGCCGCCTGCGCCGGACTGGATGCCGAATGCGCACGCGGTCCGCGAGTGGGACCGCCTCGCCCCGATGCTCGTGGCGAACAAGCTGCTCGCCGAGGCTGACCTCGGCGCGCTCGGGCACCTGTGCGCGCTGCACGGGAAGATCGTGCAGCTCTGGACCGCTGGCGAGACGCCGACCGGCCACCTGCTCGCCCAGTTCAACACGCTCGCCCAGGCGTTCGGGCTCAGCCCCGCCTGGCGCTCGAAGGTGAAACCGATTGCAGACGAAAAGGCGGGCAACCGCTTCACGAAGTTCCGGGCGCCGGGCACCGGCCCCGGGTGACTATGTCGCCGTCGCGATCGCCTACGCCGAAGAGGCAGCGGCCGACACGAAGGGGCGCAAGGTCGGCAAGTGGGTCCGGCTGGCGGCGAAGAGGTTCCTCGGCGATCTGAAGCACGCGCAGGGCAAGCGCCCGCGGTTCTTCTGGTCGCCCGCCCAGGCGAACGCGGCGTGCGAGTTCATCGAGCAGCTGCCGCACGTCGAGGGCGTGTGGGAGACGCCGACGATCACGCTTGAGCCCGCGCAGGTGTTTTTCATCGTGAACCTGTTCGGGTTCCGCAACGACGACGGGTCGCGGCGGTTCACGACGGCGCTGTTCGCGGTCGCCCGCAAGAACGCGAAGTCGGCGCTCGCGGCCGGCATCCTGCTCTACATCTTTTGCGCCGAGCCTGAAGTAGGTCCGCAGGTGATCTCGGCGGCGACCACCGGCGCCCAGGCGCGCATTGTCTGGAGCGTCGCGAAGCGGATGGTCGAGAAGGTGTCGGACCTTCGCGAGGCCTTCACGCTCGAGCCCTTCGCGAACGCGATCGCGCGGTATGAGGTCGGCGGCACGTTCCGCCCGATCAACGCGAAGGCCTCGACGCAGGACGGCCTTAACCCGTCGGCGCTGTGCTTCGACGAGCTGCACGCGCACAAGTCGCGCGACCTGTTCGACGTCCTGCGGTCGGCCGCCGGCGCGCGCAAGTCGCCGCTGTTCCTCTACACGACGACCGAGGGCTACGAGAACCCGGGCCCGTGGGGTGAGCAGCGCAAGTTCGCCTTCCAGCTCCTCGAGGGACTGGTCGAGGCGGACCACTACTTGGCCGTGTACTACGGCCTCGACGATGGCGACGACGATTTCGACGAGTCGAAGTGGATCAAGGCGAACCCGCTGCTCGGGGTCTCGGTGTCGCTGAAGAAGCTGCGCGAGTACGCCGCCGAGGCCAAGGCGCAGCCGGGCACGCTGGCCGAGTTCCGCATCAAGCGGCTGAACCGGCCCGCTGCAGCCGCCGAGGCGTGGGTCGATCTGCGCCGGTGGAAGCGCTGCGCAGGCGAGGTGAACCTTGCCGAGCTCGAGGGCGCCCGCTGCTGGGCCGCGCTCGACCTCGCATCGACGCGCGACATGACGGCGTGGCGGATGGTCTGGGAGCGCGACGGGGTGTTCTACACCTGGGGGCGCTTCTGGGTGCCGCAGTCGGCGGTCGCGCAGCGCACCGAGCGCGGCTCTGTCCCGTATGGGTCGTGGGTCGCGCAGGGGCTGATCACGCAGACCGAGGGCGACGTCACCGACTACGCCGTGGTCGAGCGCGATGTCATGGCCGACTTCGAACGGTTCAAGCCGATCGAGGTCGCCTTCGACCCGTGGAACGCGACGGATCTGACGAACCGGCTCATGGCAGCAGGGCTGCCGATGGTGCAGTTCATCCAGGGGCCGAAGTCGTTTCACCCGGGGTTTCAGGCGCTCGAGCGCGCCTACATCGCCGGCCGACTGCGGCACGGCGGCGACCCTGTGCTGACTTGGAACGCGGCGAACCTCGTCCCGAGGCGCGACGCGAACATGAACCTGGCGCCCGACAAGCGCCGCAGTGCCGAGAAGGTCGACGGCATGGTCTGCCTGCTGATGGCGATGGCCCGCGCCTCGCTCGCCCCGGAGGGCCAGAACTTGGACGCATTCCTCGACTCGCCGGCGATTGGGTGAACGCATGAACCGATTCGCGACTTTCTTCCGCTGGCTGTCGGGCGGCAACGCCCTCGCCGACCGCACGGGCAAGCAGGACAGCGCGCCGAGCTCCGCGCTGGTGCCGGATGCCGCGCTCGTCGGGCCTGACGTCGCGCTGCAGATCTCGACCGTCTGGGCCTGCATCTCGCGCCGCGCGACGACCATCGCGAGCCTGCCGTTCTTCGCCTACGAGAGCCGGGACGGCCGGCGGACGCTGGCGCGCCAGTCGCGGCTGTGGACGCTGCTGCACGAGTCGCCGAACCAGCGCATGACGCCGTACGAGTTCTGGGTCGCGATGCTGCTCAATCACGACCTGCGGGGCAACGCCTACGCGCGCATAGACCGCGACCCGCGCACGGGCGAGGCGATCTCGCTCTGGCCGATGTCGGCCGATCAGGTCGAGCTGGCCGTGCTCGACGACGGCTCGGTCGTCTACCAGTACCGCATCGAGAACGACTTGGTGTTCCTCGCCGAAGAAAACGTCCTGCACCTCAAGGACCTCGGCAACGGCACGGTCGGCCTGCCGCGCCTCGACTACATGCGCGCGACGACCTCGGAGGCCAAGAGCGCCCAGACGCAGTCGCACCGGCTGTTCGCGGTGGCGGGTAAGCCGACGGGCGTGCTGATGGTCGACCAGCTCCTGAAGGACGAGCAGCGCAAGAAGATCCAGGAGCGCTTCGCCGAGATGCAGTCCGGCAACACGTCGCGCCTGTTCGTCCTCGAGGCGAACATGAAATACCAGCAGCTTTCTCTGTCGCCCGAGGACCAGCAGCTGCTCGAGACGCGGCGCTTCGAGGTCGAGGAGATCTGCCGCTGGTTCGACGTGCCGCCCGTCCTGGTCCATCACTCGAACGTGACGACCTGGGGCTCAGGCATCGAGCAGATCGTCGACGGGTTCCACAAGTTCACTGTCCGGCCGATGCTCGTCTCGATCGAGCAGGCCGTGCGCAAGCGGGTGATGACGCCCGCTCAGCGCGCCACGATG